ACCTTCAAAAGAAAGTGCATTCCCCATATTATACCATTGTGTTCCTTTGTCTCCAGTACCAGCAGCACCAAGACCAGAAGCTCCAAATCCACCAAGCGCACGAACATAAGCCTGAAGGGCTACAGTAGGTACATAGATAGTTAAATCTTCTTTTCCGTAAACAGCAGAAGGAATTGAATCTACCACATTACCTAACAATGAAATGATGTTAGTAGATGTGTATGAAGTTTCAGAACCATTAGCAGCGTCATTTACATCAGAGTCAGCAGCCATAAGAACTGTGAAACCGTCAAATTCACCTGCGTTACCGTCAACGCCTCCCCAGATGTTTTGCTCAGTTTTCTCAGCAACTTTAGCAGCAACGTGACCTAATACAAAGTCAGCAAATTTAGGAGGCAAGTTGTCAAATGCAGAATATCCCATTTGTACAGCTTCCCAATCGCTACGAAAATCCTTTTTACATAGTTCGAGGTTTACTTGGAACTCTTCTGGTTGAAGAATTCTTTCAGTAAGCGTAAGTGCACTTGAAGTAGCAGAGAAGTCACATCCAGCATTAGCAATAATGTCTGTAGAGGCGATTTTCTTTACAACTTCCTTGAACTTTACGTTTGGTTTGATAGTAATAGAACCATCAGCCAATGTCTTACCGCTTAGTAGAGCAGCAGAAATATATTTCCCTGCAAACTCACCAGCGTAAGTTGAAGTGATACTGGCAACAGAGCCAGTTAAGTTTACTTGTTGTGTGCTCATTTTTATTTATATTAATTTAGAAAATACATTATCAATAGTAGAAGCATTACGATTTATTGAATAACGTAACACATCTTTCTTTTCATCTTCTTGGTTAGGTGCGTGGTTGATTGGCTCAACTGCTGGTTCAGCAGATAGTTTCTCAATCTGTGCACTTAACTCAGACTTTTCTTGTTCGTAAGATTCTCTTTCTTTTGACATATCACCTTTCATAGACTCAATCATATCTTTGAGTTGAGAGATTTTACTATCAAATTCATCACGAGAAACATATTTTTCTTCTTCCAATTCTTCTTCTTCAGACTCTTCTTCAGATTCAGGAGCTTCTTGCTCATCCTCTTCAGCTAATTCTTCGGAAACTTCATCAGATAGTTCAGTAGTCTCTTCGACTACTTCTTCGTTTTGTTCAGACAACGCAACTTCTTCTTTGACTTCAACTTCGGCAGTAACTTCTTCGGCAGCAACTTCTACGTTATCTACTTCTTCTTTTACTTCTTCAGAATTAATCATAGAAAGTTTTTGCATAATGTCTTTTAAAATAAGAGTTGCTTTACCTTCCATAATAAAATTTAACTTTAAAGTATATAATAATAACTAATAATAATTCCTCTGTTAGATTTTCCCAATACCTTGAGCTCTCAATGTTCCATCGCAGCACTTGCGAGAATATGTCTTTCCATCTTTGCACAAGCAACCACGTCTTGAATTGCGTGGAGATGTTGTGCTTGGTGTTTCAAATGCTTTTTTCATTTCTTACTTGATTTAGGGTGTTTCTTTGGCAATAGGTCGTAATCTGTTGTGTATTTAGCGTTTTGAGGTCTTCCGTTCTTTAATAGGTATATATAAGCGTTTACTCTCGCTTGCGCCCACTGCTCGGCTGACTTTACCATAGGACTATGTGATGTTTGAAATGCACCTACGCCACGCTGATATACAGATTTGAGTTGACCTACAGTAGTTCCGTAACCAAGTTTAGATTTATACTTCTCATTAAAGTCACTTGCTTTCTTCTGTAACGACTTCAGCACTCTGGCTGGAACAGATACTCCCCTTCCTTTCCCAGCAGCTCCTTTTGGATTGCGTTTGCTACCTCTCTTTGGAGAAGGGTTTTTAGTATCGGAATTTGGTGCTTTCGGGCTTCTAATAATTCTTCCTTTGTCATCGTATTTAGCTAATTTATGTTCTTTACAAGGCATATACCACGTCTGTCCATCTACATCGTGAGTGTGATATCCCTCACAGCCAATATCCTTTGCAATCTTTAATGCTTCTTCTTTTGTATCGTAGGCGAGTCTCCCATTAATCTCTTTAGTGGATAATTCCATTTTAGATTCCTGAGAGTTTATCTCATCAAGTTTAGTTTCTGCCCAACGGATTCCTGCTTCGCCTCCCCAAGCATCCCATAGAAGACCACCACAACCTTTATTATATGGTTCGTCTTTCTTTTTCTCAAATCTATTGTAAGATGCCATCTCTGATATCAAACAACGAGATAATGGCTTACCATCAGACAATAGTTTGGCAAATTGCCACGCTTGAGGCGTTCCGCATCTCGGTTTATTGCTATCATAATACGCAAGAGCCTTTCTGGCGTTCTTTCTTGCAGCAGATGGGTAATCTTTGTATGTTTTGTCATACAAACCAAGTTCAAGCTCCTCAGATAGCTCGTGACAGTCACAATTAAGGTCTAATTCACCTAATTGGCGTAGTTTAGACCTACTCCAAGACAATCCTGCCTTACCACCCCATAGAAGGTATGAAATTGTACCACAAGCCTTAGAATCACTTGGGTCATAGTATTCAGCAGCTCTTGATAAGTAAGAATACATCCTCTTTATCGTGGACACACTGAGTTTTTCACCCCTACTGAGCTGCTGTGCCCTTACTTTCCCCACAGAGGTGGCGCACTTATTATTTACCTTCTTATTTAGCTCAATACCACGCCTTGCATTGTTTCTAACGCCACTTCCGTAGTCTCCGTATGTAGCTAATTCGTATTTATCGCCAAGAATTACGTTAGCAACCTCTAAAAGTATTTGCTTAGCTTCGTTCTCTTCCTCAAGTTGCTCTATTTGAGACATAGCAACCTCGTCAGTGAAGTAACCTTCAATAGAGAAGCCTTTTACTTTACCAGATTTAACATAATCATCCCAAACCTCTTCATTATTTACTTTCATAGATACCATCCAAGTACCTACAGGCATATCTAAACCGTATTTACGGCTCTTGTCGTGCACTTTATCCTCTACAATCCACGATTCTACCACAGACAAGCCGTTAAGCTCTGCTTGGTGCTCTAAAGTGCTTTTATTTTGATTACCACGCATTAAAAATAGCTCTGACGCTTTTCGTACAGTGTCTTCTGAGAAGTAAATGTAGTATTCATCCTCGCCATTACGTCTGTAGATGTTCTTATTGGGTATAAGTGCTGCACCCATAAGAATCTTCTTCTCCTTATCTACTTCAGCAAGTTTTACTTCTTTCTCTTCGGATAGGGCGATAAAATGCTCTTCTATCGCTGGTTTCTCTACTATTGAAATGGCATCTATGCCAGAGAACAATCCTTCTTCATCTATAAAAAGTTCTATAATTCTCATACTATTAAATTAACCGAATGATGCGGTGTTTGTTATGTTTCTATCAAGTTCTTGTTGTGTAGATATATCTTTGCCTACTACAAATGCTTTTACTGGTTTCTCTTGTTGAGTTGTTACAGCTTGTGCTAACTGAGATGTCTGAGATGCACCAACAACATTAAAGTCTGGTGCTTGAATTTGCAATCCACCTCCTGAAGCCCCTCCTGTTCCGCTACTTCCAGAACCAATAGAACTCTGATACTTTTGACGAGCTATGTTTGCTACATTAGCAAGACCAGTTGCTATTGCTATAGCCTGAGCTATTGGTGCTCTAACTGCTGATGTAGGGTCGCCTGGAATTAATTGAGAGCCAAATGCAAGTACACCAGATTGATATGTGTCCATAAGAGCACGACCAATCTTAGCTGCTTTATCAATCTTAAACTGCTTTCTTGCAATCTTATCCTTATCTTTCTCCATCTTTTCACGAATCTTGACTTGCAATTCAGCGTTGCCTTCAGCAGCTTCCATCTCCTTATTGTATCTCTCCTCTATCTCTACAGTTTGATTGTGGGCTGTAACTCCAAAAGTTTGTGTTAAGGAATCAGATATTTTCCCATATTGTTCATTTATAAAGTCAAACTTATCCTGTTCTAACGCTTGTTCTTCTAAAGCAATCTTTCTTTTTAAGTCTAATAAATCGAGTTCAGCCTGAGCTTTAATATCAGTTCCTTCTACAGCCTTTTCGACACTTATTTTAGCTCTGGCTTCATCTTCCTTGAGGCTCTCTATATTCCTTATTCTGGTGTTAATTGCTTGTTTAACACCCATTTCATCTATAGCATCTAAATTAGCAGCACGAGAATCTAATTGTTTTCTCTCTAAATCATCTATTCTCTCTTGTTCTTTAGCGTCATCTTCAGTGCGCTTTCTTGTTAGCTTAGTTCTTTTTGTATTGAAAGCCCTTTCGAGTTCAATAGTGACTTGACGGCTTTCCTCGTCAGCTAATCTTATAGATTCATTGTACTCATCATTAGCCTTCTTTCTTTCATCTGCGTCTTCAGTAGTTTCTAAGAATTCATCTAATCTAAGTTTTTGTTTAGCCTTAAATGAATCAACTCTTATTTTAAGCTCTGCTTTAGCGTTTATCTCTTCTTGATTAATAATTTCATCAGCAGTCATCATCTGAGTATCTACAGCTTTCTGTCTGAAACTTTCTTCTAATTTATCTAAATCAAGAAGGTGTTGCTTAAAGTTTCTTTCTCTTTTACCATAACCCTTTTTAGTCTCTTTAGTTTGAATATCAGTAAACTCCATAAGGATGTCGATAGTCTTTTCGGAATCATCTATTTCATCTTGATTAAGTTCAAGTATCTTTTTAAGATTCTTTATCCTACCTTCTATACCCCTTTTCTCTTTTCTTTCTAAGTCAGTAATTTGAGAAAATCTTTTTCCAGATTGCTCTTCTTCAACTCTTTGCAATTCTAATTGTGATACCTGAAGTCTCTGTTGAACTTCCTTAATACTTGTGAAACCCTCTTCTCTTGCCTTTACCTCTCTATCAACTTGAACCTGAATAATCTTTGCAGCTTCTTCTTCAATCTTAATGGCTGCTTGACGAGCCATAGCTTGTATCTTAATTTGTTTAGTGTACTCCTTTGTTATCCTTATAGCTTCCTCATTCTTGTTCTTAAGGTCTTCGGTGCTTAATCCAGCATCTTTCAATAACTTTATGTACTCAGGAAACTCTTTCTTTAACATCTTTGTGGCATCAGCCATCTCTTCAGATGATTTCCAACCATTCTGAAGTGTCCTTGTGTATATCTCAAATGAGCCAGTTTGCTGCTTAATAGTGTCCGCAGCACCCTTCATAGCGTCTCTCAGCTCTCTTGTTGCGCCAAGTAATCTGGCGAAGAAATCAAATATCTGAGGACCGAATGAAATGATAAGCTGTAATGCGATTAATAGACCTCCAGTTCCTATTAAAGAACCTGCAAGTTGTTTTAATGAAGCTCCAACTCCACCAGCAGTCTTAGCAAATGAAGAGAATAATGTCACAACCTGAGACAAGTTGTTTGCAATCGCAGTAAATCCAAAACTTGCATCAGATGCTAAGCGACCTGTTTCGAGTAAGATTGCGTTGTTAAGACCAGACTGAGCTCTTGACGCTTTCATTTGCTTCGCTGTCAGTCCTGTTGCATTCGCAAGACCAAGAGATGACTTTGCAGCAGCAGTGTTTATATCTCTCTGTATCTTTATCTGCTCATTTACTTTAGCTACTTCAATAGCCTCTTGCCTTTGTAAGTCAGATAGTTTCTTTGTTGCGTTAGAAAGTTGGTCTGTTGACTTACTTGCGCCCTCAGCTCCCTTGAGCTGTATCGATATTATGATGTCTTGTTTAGCCATTTCTGTATGATTTTGATTTTCTTACTCTCTCTAACACTTTTTTAGTTTCTTTCCAATCTCTTGGTGCTTTATACAATCCTTTAGCAATATCTATGTTATGAGATACGCCATACCAATCAGAAAGCTGCAATAAATCTATAATATCTTTTATCATAATACGTTCAGTAGTTCTAATTTAGACTCACCTGTTTTTAGGTTGGTGTCTATTGAATTTATTGTAAATACTTTGTCGCCAATCTGAAATCTATCGTTTAGCTTATAATTAAGTAACACACTACTTGGTAAATGTGCTGTTAGCTTGAATATACGTTTCTTTGCATTGAAGGCATCTTCTATGTATGTTTGATAGAATTTCTTGAACAACGAGTTAGTTGTTCCGTCATAATCTGTTAAATTAAATTCATCAATTTCATTATCAAAGTTTAATGTAAATGCTGGTGCGGTTGATGATGTTCCATTCTCGTTTGTATTTGATGGCTTCCAATATGATGTGAGACCCTTGTGAACACCATTACCATAAAAGTTTATTCTACCATCTCCAGAAAGACCAGTTATTCTTATTCCATAAAATATAAGTGGTTTGCTTAATATAGGTTGATAATTAGCCGTAGGTTGAGGAGTTGCGTCAGCATCAGGCTTAAAGTTATCTCCAGCAGAATAACCCCACTGTATGTCAGTCTCATTTCCATTAGCTTCATCAAACAACCTTTCAAATTTAAAGTGCTCGAATGGTAGTTTAACTTTATACGGTTTACCTCTATCTACATCGATTGGTTTAAACTCCTCATCACCAAATATATGGTTAAATGATTCTTCGTGTTGCTTCATAAGTAGAGTTTTAGGTTTCTCGTACTCAAGGTCAATTTCACTAAATGGTATAGTGGACTCCACATCGTGCTCTGATGAATCAATATATTTTGTTATATCAAATATCTTTGGATTGTCATCGTAATAATCATCAAGAGGTAGTATTCTAATTTTATCATAATCTGCATCGGACTCATCATCCACATAGTAAATTGTTAGATTAAACATTTTTAGTATTCCAGATATAAAATCTATAACCTTTATCTTTGGCATCTGGTCTGCTATAATTATTTCAGATAAAACATTCTGACTTGCTGGAGTTGTAGTCCATACTTCGCTACCTCCATTACTCCACGCAGCAGCAGTAAATGTTAATGTTGGCGTAAAAACAAACGCTTGTCCTGAGGTTATAACTTTAAAAGTGTGTGACTGAGATGCAAGAGAAACACCACCAGACAGAGCAGAATAGGTTATACTTGTTGTAGATGTACCTATATTATTTATTTTTTCTGCTACTACATTTCCATCTCTTAATATCTGAACAGTATATTGAGTGCTTGTGTAAGACGAATCTGGAACTATCTGAAGAGTATATACTATTGTAGATGCAGGAGATAAAGGTGAACCAAGACTTCCTGTTAATCCTAATTGCTGACCATCTGGGAACAGTAAACTTAAATAGGTTGGTGATGAGTTTGTCCAAGTTCCAAGTATTTTTATTCTATCTTCAGCACCTTCATCGCCACCTAATATACCTTTATTTTTACTTAACCACATATATAGATTATCCATAGGAGTAGTGGATAGGAAGTCTGAATCAACGAACTGTATTCCATATTTTGACTCTATAGCGTCTATTATTTTTTTTACTTTTATAGCTGGTTTTAGGTCAGATGGTTCTAATGCTATATTTTGGCTATTTTGATTAGTTCCTTTATGTAGGTTTCCATCAAGAGTGGTGGCTGTAGGTGTTGTTGAATCAAAATATAATCTTTTTGTGTGTGTTATAAGAGGGTATATAACATCACCACCGCTCAATCCTGTGGTAAGACCTGTTTCTACATTAGAATCTGTGTAATTGTGGTCAAATGATGTAAATGACAGTGAACTAAGTTCATCATCGCCAAACAAATCAGTTAGTGTTACTGTGTTACCAAAGAATGTTACGTTATAAGCGTATGGCTTATTGTTTTTCATCTTTACGCCATTCAGAAATATCTTACCTCTTCTAAATGGTATATAATTTATTTCTAATACAGCTTCCGATTTCTTTCGAGCATCAAATGCGCCCACAGATATAAAGTAATTATAAAAGTGCTTAAATATCTTATTATTCTTTTTTGAAGCAGGTAGAGTGAATGACTGAGAGAAATCAGTAAATACTTTAGATATATCACGAATGTCTTGTATCTTAGATGTAACAGAGATTGTTTCATCATCAAACAAGTCCACTTGCTGAAATACATTGTCAGCATCTTTTATATATAGTATAACCTTATTCATTATCGAATAGTGTTTATCTTATCAAACGCAAAGTCAAATTCTACTGTATAGTTTACGAGCTTATCGTTAGTTCTGGTTTTGAATTGTAACGACTGTGTTTTTGGGCGTAAAGGTAATATCTCTTCAGTATCAGTTAGCCTCGTCATCCACACTTGCTCTGATAGCATAAGCTGTCTGAACACTTCATTATACTCCTCATCTATATAACCAGTGTTCATTGTGATACTTTCTGTTCCCACTAAATCTAATACTCTGTTCTGATGTGCTGTAGTGTCGTAAGTAGGATTAGACGAGAAGTCCATTACAGACGCTTTGTAATCGTTTGACTGGATGTTTATTGAATTCATACTTTTCTTATCAAACCATAAATCTTGTAGTGCGCCATATTTATTTACAAAGGTAACTCTGATTGGGTCGTATATAGAGCAGTCTAATGTTCTTACTTTTATAACGTGAGCTGAAGTACCAACAGAAGTATCATAGCTTACCACAATCTCATCTACTTCACCTATATCTAATAGAGATAAGAAATCTGTTAGACACTTAGAAGATTCAAGTGTACCGCCATCTTCAAGGACTCTCTCTTGGTATGTAGCACTATCTGAAGTTCCTGATGTAGATATATATTGAATTTTTTGATTAGTGTTATCATTATCAGATATTGCTTCGCTTCTAACAAGTGTTCCGTTATTATAATACGCCACGCTATTAGTATCTTCTGCAAATACAGGTACGTTTATGTTACCATCGTTTGGTCGATATATAATTAAGTTAGATTGAAACAGCGAGCGGCTTGGCTCAGGATTTACACCTTCTTCAAAGTAACCATAACCATCTACAGCCACAAATTGATTTGTGTAATTACTTGGGAAAACAGTAGGTGAAGATACAGGGTCACCATTAGATTTAGTGGCACTTATTACAGCATTAGCCCACACGCAGTAGCTATCATACTCTCCATCGTATTTTACATCTATATAATCTCTTATAAGCTCTGATATCTCAAATACAACTTGGTTGTTGTTTTCAAGCTCTGATTTAGTTATAGTGTACTTTAAATCCGCAGCGTCAGGCGTTGTGTCTTTTGCGCCCTCATATATGTAGAGCTGAAGTGTAGCAGTTGCGAGTGTACTATCTGACACTTTTATGTAAAACGGACTTCTTGTGTTGATTATTTGTGCCATTCTATTTCTTTAGTTCGTAAGTATTTCCCTTTCTAATATAACCAGAGTCAAGCATTATTGTATCTAAGTCCGCTAATACGTCTTCAACTAAATGTCCTGATATGTTCTCTGATATTAAATCATTATATTTTTTTGCTATAGATGATAAGTAATCTGTTTTATTTACACCCCTAAGAAAAATCTTAGTGCTTATTGCATAAGCTACGCTTCTTAGATTTGATTCTGTCCTCTGCAAACTATTACCTTTTGCATCCTGAAGGTTTTTTACTTTCCTACTAACCCAACCTATCATTTTATCAAGTGGCGGTCTATATCCACCATCAGTACCATCATCTATAGCGTGTGCATAATCAAAGCCTTCCATATTGAATTCAACACCTGAACCAGACTTACTTATTACAGCAGTCAAGCTATTAGCTAAATTACCTAAGTCCGTTATAGGGGAAGAGAATCCACCCCTATCACGAGACCTGTCGAGCTCTGATTTAGTGAACTCAATCATATCATCAAGCAAACCACGTAAGTAGGCTTCGGTATTTTTGAGTTCTATATCCATTATCTACAAGCGTCTCCTGTTGCGTTAATAAGCTGCATATCCGTATTGGCGGTTTCTATAACTAAATCCATACTCCAACCAGCTAATAGATTCTCAAACCTGTCTTCAAACTGAGTGGCAGTTGCGTCAGACACAAGTTGGTATTTGTCGGTATATAAGTCGCCTCTACGTAAAGACGATTGCAATCCATTGATTACTGTAAGCTGAGTATTAAATACATCGTGCTTGTTGTCAAGTCCTCTATATGGCGTGGAGGTAGCAGCTAACTTATCATCTTTATTCTCGTTTACGATATCCATACAAATCACTTGCAAAGAGAACGTCATTATGTGTTCAGAGAAAGTCACGTTCTGTATGTTAATATGCGCCAGTGGGAATATGGTTTGCTTGGACAAGTCCACTTTAAATATATCGCCAAACGTAACAGTATTGACAGATGGACTACCATCAAGGTATGTATTTAGTTTATCTACTAAGTCGTAATATGCTTTCATCGTTTATATGCTTTCTTAATCATCATAGATTCTAATTCGTTTTTCTCTTTTTCAAATGTTAGGTAGGTGAGGCATTGGAAGAGTGGACTTTCGGTAACCTTATTGAATCTAAGGACATCCCCTTGAGCAAGTGCGTAAATTGATTGATACCAACCCCACTTTGAGCCAAAGTTTGCTTGAGCAGATAAGTCTGTTCCTCCGTCAGATTCTCCTGTATAAAGGTCGGAATAGCTTTCAGTAACTCCATCCCTAAAGCGTAAAAAAAAACCATAGAACTCATCGCTACATCGAGTGGCATCTCTTTCATTAGTTCAGATACCTCATCACTTGGTTCGTATGGCGCAATCGTATATTTTTCTTTACTCTTAAAGTTAACTGGTCTGTACAGTACTGCCATAGCTTTGTGCATTGTTTGCCAATCAGTAATACCGTTCTCTATATCAATATATTCGCCAAGAGATATACGCTCCAAGTTTGGTATAAAGCCCATATCTACGTTAAGTAGTTTGAAGTGGCGTATAATATCAGGCTTCTCTTCAAACGCCTTGTTAATGATTGTGAGTACCTTTTCCGCCTCACTCAAAGGAATATTCAATACGTCTTTGAATTCAATATTACAGAATATCTCAATAGTTTTCATATTGATAAACTCTGCTGCGTTATCATCATCTTTGTTCTGGTCAAGTATCTTTAAATACTTTTGATACTGACCGAGTGTTATATCTGAAAGTGCGTCTGGAACGGATAGTTCTATTTGTACGTTATTCGCCATATTAAATTAACTTATGTTTCTATTAGTGTTCGCCCAACTGTCTGTATGGCACAATATATAATACATTAGTATAGTAGAGTACATTGTATTATATATAGTACATTGTACAGTAGGTTACATTGTACAGTATAAAAATAATATATATACATTGTATTCTACTATACATTGTATTATACTGAAACCTTATTTTCGTTGTAAAAATGTCTGTATAACTCCCATACTTTATCAGACCACTCAGTCTTATCATACAGCTTTGGCGAAATAACTTTATTTGCGCCATTATCAATTACTATTTGATATTGTGTGGCAGATGGGATTGGGTAGATTCGTATGTTTCTTTCTATACACCACTTGAATGCTTTTAGTGATTCGGTGTGATTCTGAAGGTTGATTGTTTTTTTCTTACGCTTTGCCATAATACAAATATACAAAATACCTATTAGATTCACAAGGGTATTGAATTCAGTTGGCAGATGGAAAGTAGGGTATGTGTAGAGTTGAGGTATATTAGCTACTGGGGTATCTTTACAGGCAGAGTACCCTATATAAAGCCATTTAAGGCTATTTAGAGACGTTTTAAAGGCTTAATGGGTGTTGTGTGGTATGTTGGTATGGTTGGAGGGTAGAAACGAGCTAAGAATGGAGAAGAGAGATACCTA